ACTCTCGAAACACGTATCCGCAAATTGCAAGACTGCTATAATGCATACTACAATGTCTTTAGTTTAGTTGGTACTAATGCAGAGATATCGGATGATGATGTTACTGAAATTCTTGAAAATTACAGAGTATGGTGATGATTATGGAATACATAAACGTTGAAAGAGATACGTCTGATGGTAGAGACTACGATGAGAAGTGCTACTATGGTATAATTTATAGTGAAGATGACGTAATTAGACTTAATAAAGCAATCTTCGGAAAAAGAGATGCTTTAAGATACTATAGAGATATTTGCCTCGTTGCAGTGAAAGATAAGGATACGAAAGATATTAAGGAATTACAATCTCCAGAGCATTGTTTTTCACTGATTAAAATATCCACACAACTTGGCAAACTATACTTTGAAAATGTGAATAGGAATACACAGATTAACATACCAATCTTTCTGAAGGTCACAAGGTTTGGTGAAATCTATGGAGACACAGATACTAAATCGTATGGGAAAGAAGTAAGCAACATGGTTGGGTTATCAAAATGATTGATGATGGATATGCACCAGATGTAGAGTATGGTTACTGCGAAGAACTGTCTGAAAGAGTTATCAGAGATATTTTAAATCTGCGGACATGTTTTCTGGAATCATACTTTAATCTGAACGGATGGGATATAGCATATATCACTGATAGCTGTAAAGGTTATCGTAAAGGAAATAGCGCAGTGTTAAGAATCTATGACAGTTATCCATACGATGATTGGGATGACTATCTGATGAACACGGTAAAGAACATTGCTAAGATAGAGGGTAAACCAATCGATGAGATAGTTGACAGCATCTATAAAGCAGAGCATGAAGTGTGCATCACTTACATAAGGGACATAAACAAGCTGGTTATATACCAATCGAGTGAAGATTTGTACTACATACGCAAGTTTGTGAAAGACAAAGTAGAGACCAATCTTGAATTAAAAAGATTAGGGTGGATAACATGACTGAAGATAAATATCCAGTTAACGCAGTATTAGGATTCTTATCCCAAAGAGGATGGAGTCTGTCAAGTATCCATAAAGATATGGTTGTACTTGAGAAGAACGGAGTGCATGTAAAGATAGATACAACTAATTTGTGTGAAGAGTATATCTCCGCAGAAATATCAGACCCAATTTGTGCTGTAGAAGATATTCCCGAAGATTTATTCTGGAAACACATTAAGACAATTGAACGGTCGTTGTGCATTTCGTACAGCAAACAGATTCAGAATAGATTACACAAACTTAACTCCAATGAACTTAGTGAAGTTTTGAGTATCTGTTGCAAGTATAGCGGTGATGATGAATGAAAGTAGACTCGGCAGAATTGATGATGAGTGCAACGTTCCTTGACTTTGCACTGTTGATTCTTGCGATGATATTTAAGATGAGCATTCTGATTTATATCGGAACTGCAATTCTTTTACTGTCTGCATTGTATGTGTATTATGATACAAAGAGGAGTTACCATGAATTTAAAGAGAAGATTAGACAAATTGATAGACGACAACCTTAGACTGTTGCTTATCGATATGAGAACACTTATGACCATGAGTGATAGGAACATCATACCAAGGAAATCATACACTGTATCCAGAGTACTGTATGCACACCTGATGTTTCACGGCAAGATGCTTGAAGCAATACGAGGGAATGTTGATTGTATTGCGGCATTGATAATGCATCAGAACGAGATTATGAGTATAGCAAACACACTGGATGAATACGAGATTGAGAGCAAGGAATTTAAAAAACTCATTGAAAGTATTCGTTCCAAGATTGTGGTTATTGTTGAGGAAGAAAACCAAATAATGAATGAATTGGTGGAGTACTAAAAAAACTCCACTTTGTAACGAGGATGTTAAAATGAAACTGATATGCGACACAAGAGAAAAATCTCATGAGTTATTGGAATATGTTGCTGCACATTATGATAACGTTCAATACTCTGCTCTGCAAGTGGGTGATTATTTATGGTGCAATGATGATGAAGCTACACTGTTGGCTATCGAGCATAAATCCGTAAATGACTTTTACCAGTCTACGGTTAGCGGACACATAGATACACAGGTTGCAGACCTTAAACAATATCCACATTACTGTGTATTTATTGATGGAGATTGGCGGTCGCTGTTTAGGCGTAACTCGCCATGTAAACCTTTCGCGTATAACAACAAAATACTTTCGATTGAGTGTGTGCATAATGTACCAGTCCATCACTTTAGAACGACGCAGGAGTTAGGGAAAGCAATCATCGATGTAGGTAAGATGCTTGAACGCAATCCGAGCGGCGGAATGATTGAGGATGTTATACGCAACAAGTTTACGAGGAACAAACTGTCACCAAACTATCAGATGTATAGTGCGTTAGATGGTATGGGTAAGAAGAGAATTGATTTGTTGATGAAACAATACCCGCACTTCAGTGACTTTATCCAAGCGTATAAGTCTGGAGTTGAGTTTCCAAAGAGCATCGTTAATAAAAGGACAAGAGAGTTTCTTGACTCGATGGAGGAAGAATGAAAGTCAAACGTGCATTCTCACTTGATGCAGAGATTGTTGAGTTCCTTGACTCGCAGAAGAATGCATCCAAGTTCCTTAACCATATTGTCAGACAGTATATTCTCATGACAACAACTAACATCGATGAAGGCAAGAAACATAGTATGGATTTGGCATGGGGGGAATTATATATTAATCTCGAAGATAAATTAAATCGTGAGAAGATTAATTTCCCAAAGCAGAACTATACTGTTAATGATGAACTTGTAAAGACAGTCCACGCAATCATGAAACGATTAAAGATTAAAGTAACTGAAGAGGATTGCAGAAACTACCTTATCCAGAAGATGATATTATGAAAGGCTGGGTTTACACCACGGAGAACTACCAGAAATTACTTGATGGTTTGCATTCGGATTATGACGACAGCACAGTTAAGAAACTGCTAAGGAATATTAATATGCTGATGAATCACAACTGTATTGTTGGAAACATAATCCCATTGGATGAAAACTATTGTGCTAAATTGTGGAGAGGGAGAACTCTCCAAGCACAGAGAAGAAGAAATCTTCGTAAAGGATTGCGTGACTTAGAAACATATGGGAGGGTAGTTAACTTTGACGAGAGAACAGGCAGGCTGGTCTGAAGCAAAACGAAAGTCTCTCCATAGAGACAGATACACTTGTCAAGTAACTGGTCTGACAAAGAGTATAGTACAGCTGGAGACACACCACATAATACCATACCATGTGTGTAAGAGCAACCACTTAGACAATCTGATAACTTTGTCTGCGGATGTGCACAAAGAAATTCATAAGCCGTGTATAGTCTTTGATGGGGTATATAATGTGCTGCCGAAAGACAAAGTGCAGGAACTCAAGAAGAGATACAAAGAGTATCTTGCAGTCAGTGATAAGCCAGAAGAGAGCATTGCTTTCTTGGATTACGTTGATGAGTTACCTTACCAGTTCAAGAGAAAGAGGTACTCATGCACTAACCACATAAAATACATAAGAGCAATCTATCAACGTGGTTACTTTGTACGATTCACTCTTAAAGTTAAAGCCAATGGCAAGATAATCTTAGAGTATGAACCATATCACATGGTAGTTTAGTTGACAGATTGTAATACTTTCATACTTTTATACCTGTCAAAAGGTATCACTCAATTTTTTTATTGATAGTTGTATTAGTAAGTTATATATAGTATTAATTACATATGATATAATGAATACATACTTACGTTATTATTTGTTATACTTTTTTCTGATACATACTTACAATAGGTCGGTATGAAAGTATGAAAGTACTACGATTTGACAACTAAACTCTGCCAATCGTGGTGTTGATACTAACCAAGTGGTCTCCGATGGTCTCTGGACTGTTACCAAACTTGATATCGACCTTGCCAGTATCCAGTGCGAAACTAATATCTGATATTCTAAAATCCTCACTGACTAATCCAGATGGGTTTGGTGTGCCGTCTGCGTTGATTACACTACCATACCACACTCTGATAACATCTCCGACTTCTAATGGTTGGTTTGTCAATTCTCCAGAAGAGATGGTCTTATAGAAGTCTGTATAGATTATCGTTCCCTTACCAGTCTTTGCAGATACGCATCCAGATGCTAAAGCTGTGGTCGCTATTCTGTCTGCTAATGCTGGGTCACTACCACTTGTTGCGTTCATCGCTTTTATCTTTAAGAATCCAAACTGTTTAACTGGTGAGCCGTTCTGTGGATTTGATTCACTTGCCTTTCCAGCGTTCCTCACAATAACTCCCGCCATATGTGGGGATGTCCTGTACTTATGGAGTGATGTTCCGAGTTCAGTTATTGTTATTAAATTGTTTGTTGTATCAATAGAGTATTTACCATACGGATATATTTCATTACCAATCGCTATACTATCTCCAGAAGATACATGCAAATCACTTGCGTTTACAACATGTATTCTCTGCCTAAGTATGGGTGTTGATGGTCTTGGTATTTGGTTGTTAAATGAATTGTAATCAATATTCAATATAGTATTCCCTTGCTGGTCAGTCTCTATATTCTCGATATAATATGATGCCTTACCACCTAATGAAATGTATTCCCCACCAGAGAAATGGCATGTTGCATTGTTTGGGTCAACGACAAACACTTTCATAGTTACCCCATCTCTTGCTGCAGTAGAAACATATGCGTCTGGGTAAGCGTATTCGAGGATTGTTCCCTGCCCATTTACTTTATCCCCAGAGATATATGTACAATCATCCCATACAGATGTTTGTAAATCTATATTGTATATCGCTGGCAAGTAAGATGTATATGCATCCCCTTCGTATGTCTGTGTTCTCACTGTTACTGCATTAAAGATGGATGATTCATCTTCCTGCACATCAAACTGGAATATATCGTCGTTTACAGTGAACTCTCTGTCGAGTACGTTGTCAAGTATTGGTGATGCTTCAAGTATCGGATGGAATGTAATAATAAATTCATCTCCGATAGCAACTCTGCTTTCCATATCTGCTGGACAATTGGTAAGTTCAATGTCGCCTTCATCTTCTACCTGACTTATCCTGCACACGCAATCATATTTACCGTTTCCAGTAATCATAATCACTTGGGAATAAATCGGTACTTCTTCAGTTGATTGTGTGGTGATGATATACTGTTCAAGGTCTGACAACTGCAACGATGGGGAGAATCTTAACCTGCCAGTTGACCCACTCTGTGTGAAATTTGTTACTGTTGCTTTGTATGTCGGTCTGCGTATTCTCCACTCGTAACCTGTCTGGGAAAGTATGTTAACCACTGCTTCTGACTTTGATTGGTTATTTGGATTATATGATATTGTTGACGTGCTGTCTAAGTCTGTAATTGAATCATATGTCCCACCAGTAAGCCGTCTCGGAAACCACCAAGACTCTCCGAGAATTGCTTTGAGCAGTGTTGATGGTGTTACGTTCTCGTATGAGGTTACATTTTTGCATATCGAGCGTTCTAAGTATCCGAAATCATCTACGCAAGATATTTTCCAGAAGAGTTGTGGTGCGTCGGTTACATTGTACGCTTGGATTTTCTTTGTGTTGATTACCACTCCAGAGAACAATACGCCTTCAAAGTATGGGATGACTACTGTATCTCCGTACTTGTATGGTGCTTGTCCAGAATCGCCTACAACTACAAACTCGCATGTTTTCTTGGATGAGAGAGCATGGGTCACTGTTAGTTCCTTAAACATCTTCTAACCTCTTGGTAATCATTGCATCGGTTGTTATGATTAATATGTCGTCTCTTGCTTGTTCGTCTGTCGGCGGTGCTTTGTCGAGAACGTAAACATGTGTTGCATCCCATGTAGAGTAACCATATCCGTTGCGTACTCTTAGTGATACAGTGTATGTATCTATTGTCGTGAAGAATATGTGTGGATTTGCACTTGTAGATGTTGTTCCGTCAGTGTAATAGAATCCGCTCTGCTGGCTTGAACTATTCACACAAGACCATTCATACAATAAGTCTGCGCTGGAACTGTATGGTGGGTATCCTTTAGTGCTTCCATCGGATGAGAAGTTTACTTTACTGTTAACTCCAATGAGTCTCTCTAATGGTGTGATGTGTGCTGTCGGTAATCCTCTTACACTAATCGTTTCTGTTAATGGCGGCGTTGTTCCTGCTGTGTTACTTGCTGTAACAGTTAACTGATAAGCGCCTGCTGTCGTGTATGTGTGAGTTACTGGTGGTGCTGAAGTAGATGTTCCGCCGTCTCCAAAGTTCCACTGGTAAGTGACCTGCGGACATGCAGTAGATGTCGTTACTGTGAACTGTGTTGCTGTGTTTACAGTTGTTATAGTCGGAGTAAGATTAGATAATGTCGGCACAGTTGGAGTAGACACTCCGACAAAATTGTTGAGGTACGCACTGTTTGTTCCCGAATAGTGATTACCATATCCAAGAGCTAAGTCAATAACAATGGTAATATCTCTTGGGGGGTCTACGGTTTCCGATATTGTTCTTGAGCCAGAGCCAGATGAATATGTTATTGGGAACTGATAAGACTTTGAGAATCCAGAGCCAGTTGCACTATACTTTATTTCATCTGAACTCATCGACAAACTTGCATCGTCAATGGAATATCCAAATGTGAATGAGTAACTGCTACAGCATGGGATTGTACAAGTGCCATGTATTCTGAAATAGTTAGATTGCGAAGTTGACCTATAATAACAACTACCGCTGGCACTCGTACCAGAAGTTGTTGCACTTCCAGAGCCTGCGGTTTGAGGTTCGTCCCATGTAATTGTAGCCATTATCTAATAATCCCCTCTGCGAATAACAAGACAATTCCAATAAGTATGCCAGATAAGATACCTGCGCAGTAGGTTAGTATCTTGAATTTCCATTCGTTATTGTTTGTTAATAATGCAATCTTGTTTGAGAGTTCGTTTATCTGCTCATTGCAACGTTCAATCTCTATCTTATTCTGTCGAGATACACTTGAGCCATTAATATCAAGTTCATGCATGTTGGTACTGTTCTCTTGGATGAGTCTGAGTATCTCTGTGATGTTCTCATTGTATGTTTTCAAATCCTCACGTAACAGACCAAGCGTGGTATTTGTTGTGATGGTTAAGTCTCTGACTTCTTTATGTTGTTCACAGTAATCTGGCATTGTATTCACTTCACACTAATGGATTATTTGTTTTCTGGTCAACTACTTTTAACTGGAGTGTGTAATCTATCTCTTCTCCCATGCCGCTATGAATTGACCAATTGAAATCAGCTATCTGAACTGCAAACATCTTGCGGTCTAAGATTGTCGGGACATTGTTATTCATCTGGTATTTGACAATGCACAATTCTTTCTGAGAGTTATCCCATTTTGTCAGTGCGTAAACATTCCATAACGCTTTGATTGTCCTAAGCCTGCCTTCAGCTTTAATGGTGTCATTACCTATGCGAATGTTTGTTGAGAAACAACCTGCTTTGTTGTCCGAACAAATGTTCATATCATTTACAACAACCGCACTAATTGGTATCGATGCTGGCTTGTCATACGTGATTAGGTTGTTTGAGATGTTGCCTGTGATGCTTGTATCAAATGACTGGTCACTATATAGAATCTCTGTGGTCTGAACTATTGGCAATAATTCTTGCTCGAAATTCTCTGTCATTAAAAGCATGTAATAATTTCCATCCATTCTCTTACTGAGTAAGAATATGCAAAATGGCGCTTCTATGTTGTACACTGGCATGTTATAACCCCGCTACATTAAACAGATTAAATGCACCATTACCATTAGTGTTCTGGTAATTGGTTGTGTAATTCACGTTGCTTGTTGAACTTACCATACTACTCATACTCTTTTGTGCTCCGCCGATTGGTTGACCGTTGATTACTAAATAATATCCCTCATCCAATCCAAAAGGATTGCCTGCGTCAAGGAACATGAATGTATCTTTTCCAAACTTTGTATCGAGTACGCTCTGGAGTTCGCTACTGTATCTGCCTTCCTGTAATGTCTTTTCAATTCCTGTTGCAGTAAGTGGTTTTGCTGATATACTCCAATCTGGAAGCAGGGAGTTCCACACATCTATCGAGCTGTTAATAAACTCCCCCATGAAGTGTATCTTATCCGCCACATCTAATACTTGTCCACCGGGCAAGTTCTTCAGAAATTTCAAGGCATCGGGCACGCCAGACTCAAAGATATTATATCCCGCACCGCTATGTGCTACATTGTGGATATTGAGCACTTCCCCTATAGTGGATAATGCTTGGCTGATTCCTAAGTCCTCCATAATCTTTACGATGCTCATACCTGCAAACCAACCAGCGACACCCCCGATAACAAATTCAGCTAATGTAATTACACCACCAAGTCTCGATAAGATGGATGATGTTGTTGCTGTTTCTGCTGTCGATGTAGTTGTCTTAGTAGCAGTGGCAAGTTTTTCATCGCCAAGCAAATTAACTATCGCTGACAAGATATTCTTCACACCAAGCAAATCCGTTAGTAACTTGCCAGTGAGGAACATACCAAACGCTATTGCTAACAGACCGCCTAAGCTAATTAGCTGTGCGAATAGTGGGTTGATACTCCCTATCCATTCGAGAGTGTTACCTATGGCATCGCCCACCATAAAGAATCCTTCAGCTATTGCAAGGACTAACGGCAATAACGGTAAGAATATCATATCGATTATAAATCCGAAACTGGACTTAACAAGACCGATTGAACTACTCATTATCTTTGTGTATCCAATCATCTTACCAAATGCACCGCGTATTCCATCAAACAGAGATTGTGTTATGGATAATTTTCTGTTCTTTGAAATTAAGTCTGTGGTGTATTTGAGTGTGTGACCAATTACTTTATTGAATTTGTCGTCACTGGATATGAGTTTGTTAATGTATTCATCGAATAACTCAAGTTCGGTTTTGTTTTGTTTAACTGTGCCGAACATATTGGAAAGAGCTATGCCTGCTTCTTCCCAAGCCTGCTGCATCTGAATTGTGGATTCAGTCTCAGATTGTTCTGCTTTTTTGTTCTGCTCTAATTGCTCTTTGAATTTTTTATAACCTTCTTCGATGCTTGCTTGAAATTCTTCATACCTTTTTTTGACCGAAGCATTTCTTCTTTCTTCGTCTAATTGTGCCTGCTTTTCGGCTTCTCTCTGTGCTCTTACTTTGTCTTGTTCTTCGTATAGTTTGTTTAGTTTGCTTATGAAGTCTGTTATTGATTCAGTTTCTTTTTGGATTTCCTTTGTTGCTTCTTTAGCACTGCTGACAAGTTCGTTGTTTACACTGACAGCCTTACTGCTAACGCCCCCACCTTTTGAATAGTTCCATACTTGGTTGATGTAACTCTTTATGGTGCTGACATCCGATGCAGAGTACTTGTCGCTATTCTCATTAAGCACTTCAAAGATTGCACTTGCAAGGTTGCGTAATGCTTCCTTTGTATCAATACCATATTTGGAGAAAGCTCCCTCTTGGAACTTTCCGCCTTTGAGAGCTATCTCTATTGCTTTCTGACCGAGTATTTTGTAGTTGCCCTTAACACCCAAATCAACACTTGATTTACTTACCATCGTTTACCACGTTCCTTCTGCAATCTATCATATCTTTCTTTGGATGCAACTCTTAAGAAAAGCAATTCTTCATACGTCAAGTCAAGTTCGGTTGGGGTTTTATGGAACATCTCACACAAATTGAGAAGTTCCTGCCCTGCTTTACTGCGTGCGAAATTTAACTATCTTATCTTCTGTGGAGTTTAATCTCTCAATAATCTCCTGCGCAATCCTACTGGCATCTCCGACCTGCTCATCATATGCACTCCAGAATTTTTTAGATGTGTATGGGCTATCCAAACAAATTCCTGCTAAGAATGTGTATGTGATGTAGTTATCCAAATCGTATGCTTCCTCATTCGGGGTGCTCTGTTTGTTAATCTCTTTGTTTACTTTAACAAACTGGTTTTTGAGTTCTTTTGGGAAATAGTTTTTAATCCTAATTTCCGAATTGCCAATGAGGATTGTGGTTGTTCTGTTCTTTGAGTCAGTAACTATTCTCTTTAACTCATCGTACTCAATGGATTCTTCGTTCTGAATCTCTTTGAGTTCCTCTAATGCATCGCGTACAAAGTCGTTCATGATGGTGGGGCTGCTTCAACGAGTTTGAATGATGCACCTGTACCAGAGAACTCAAAACCAATCCATGATTTGTCGTCTCCGCTTACTGGGAATTTATCAAATACAACGTCATCGATAATTGCCGTTAAGCACGATGACTCGTCCGAGTCGAGATATACTTTCATGGTGTAGAATGTAACTTTTGATGTGTCATTAACTCCAGAAGAAATCTCACCAGCAGTGCCAGTACCTGCACCTGTGATAATCTTGGATAAGTTATCCGTTCCAGATAGTGGGTCTACCTTAAACACTTTAAAAGAGACATCTACTTTGGCTGAGTGCCTTGCAACATCCTGCCTTACAATAGAGCCGAGTCCGTATAAATCCTCGATTGACATGTTAAGTTCTGCACTGAAATCTTGCACAACTAACTGTTTAACTTCCGTACCCCCTTTCACACCAAGTGTAACAGCGGCACGGTTACCAAAATATGTTCTGCTTGCCATTATAAAAGTAATGGCACTTATAAAATATATAATTAATTGTAAGTGGTAACGGACAATTCTATAGCGTAACTGTCGATAACCGAGCCGCCTACTGCATATTTTGTGTACTCGCATTCAATGTCGGTAACATATGCTTCTGGTAACAAGTGACCACCTTTAGCTTTGAATAGCTCTGCTATGTTCATCATGTTATCGATTGAGAGACTTACTGACGTGCTTGTATTGTCGTTGTCCTCAAACCAATAGAAACAGTCGAGTGCAATACTAAACTCGCTTAGAGATGCCTCATTATCGATTGTGAGTGATATTGAGTTGCCGTCAACGAATGGATACACATAGATTATCGGCAGTTGTACATTTGAGTCTGCTGGGAAAAGAGTCTCGCCAGTACGTACTTCGACAACTGGATTCTTTATCTTGTCGAGATTGTCTACAAGTCTGGCTACAACTGCGTCAATAACCAGTGATATGTTTTCTGCATAGGTACTCATGATAACTCCGACATTAAATCAATTGTGTATAATATTTCTTCTATCGACTCTGGAGTTTTTAAAACCATTTTATATGTGCCGACATTCCTTATGGCTTGTTTTGCACTGCCCTGTACTAAAGATTTAATTGCTCTGTTCATGTCAGTGTATCTCAACTGCACTTCTTTCTTACGTATGAATCGTTTATATTCTGGACTGTAGAATCTTAGATACCTTTGCCCAGTCTCTTCTGTTCTTGGTTTAATAGTTATGTCTCCGACTCCGCTGGTATAGACTCTATATGGTATTGAAGTATTGTCTACTCGCAGTTTAATTTCATGACGTTCTAATCCTTTGGGTGTCATGTAAAACCCATTTCTTTTGCGTGTATGCATCACCCATGAATCCCTTAAGTGCGGGATTCCCTGTTTACGTTTGTCATGCCTTCTTGATACGTTGTCGTAAACTTTGGTATCTGATTTAAGGATTCTGAAAAATTGCTTGTTTAGTTTTTTTAGGTAGTGGTTAACTTTGGATTCAAACTCTCGGTTTATCTCTTTCTGCTTTTTCTTTGATACAGCTTTCAAGATTTGCTTATGCTTTATACTGGTCTTTCGTTTCATGAGAAACCTCCGAGATTGGTAAATCTGAGCATCTTATACCTGTCAAGTTCGCTCTTGATATGTGGTGAGAACAATTCTTCTGACATACCAATGCTGTAGAAAGGCGAGTAGTCGCTGACGTTGGTGTTACGTACTACTGCTATCTCCTGTGTTTTCTTCTTGATTAACTGGAAATTAATCATGAGTCGAACGCAGATTAGCTTAAGTTCTTGGTATTGTTCGGAGTCTCTTGGGTATCCAGCGACATACTCTACCTTAACATTGTTGAAACCTTTTGATGGGTAATGCGAAACGAAATGAATGTAACCTAACTCGTTATCTATATTTGCGATGTAATTACCAGACTGAGTGTCAGTACGCATGGGTTGTAGAACGAAATTAGCTGGTGCATTAGACTGAACACGGTCAACCCATACGTTGCCTATCGAGTAAACGGGAAACTGTTTGAGGAAATAATCTGTCTCGTATTGGTTTTCTGGCTCGTCGTATCTGTTGTATCTGCCGCTATGGTATTCTACAACATCATGCAGTTCAAACGTCTTGACATTGCAATAACGATTCATCGCCTGACTGCACCATTGAATAGCTTGCGTCATAAAGTTATGGTACTCTTCAGTACTCATTACCTTTCCGCCTTGCATGAAGTCTTTGTTGCTTAATCCCCCTGCGAACTCGACTTCTTCAATGGTACAGTATGCATCCATTATGAGAACACTACTCCGTTATTGGCAACACAAACCCATGTAGTACCGTTAGATACTAATGTGATTGAGTTGCCTGCGACTGTTGTACCGAACGTTGCAGTTGTACTATCTGCCGCTACTGTTGCTCCACTGTATTTACCAGTACATGTAACTGTGTTGGCTACAGCTTTGGTTGATACAATGGTAATTGTCTTACCAGAGTTATCGGCACTGGCATTCTCAAGTGTGTATGCCGCCGCTGTACCAGCTGTGAGGATGGTATAGTTGGCTGAAGTGTCGATTGCTCCAGATGCTTTTTCAGATGTCGTTGCTTTGACTGTTCCACTTACAGTACCCTCAATTGTACCTGCTGTAATTTTTCCTGTGGTTGTTACATTGGTACTCTTGAGGTCGATTCCGCCAGCGAGCGGTTGTGCGACTTCGAGTTTCAGAGTCCCGTGGTCGCCGTCAGAAAATATTGTTTTGAAGTATCTGTACCATTTCATGGTATCACCTTCAGTAGAACAATACTTTCGGGTCGTCTGGCAGTTTGTGGTATCTGATGAAGTGCGTGCCTGTATTGGAACTGGTAGCTATAACTGTACAAAGAACGTACAGAACGTCGTTGTCAGTGATTGCGGCAGGCTCTGTTCCGAGTGCACCACGTCTTACGGTGAGTGTTCCACTGGTAGCTGTCGGTGCTGAATCTTTCTCGACATACATAATCTCTCCAGTAGCATCGTTGACTACGAGGTAACCTGCACCCTTTCTTGTGTTTGCAGTAGCGCCGTCGTAAGCAATGCTCGTGGCTGAAGAGTCGTATCCAGATACGTTGTTTACAGTCAGTGTCGGGTGTGAGTATGTGGATGTTTCAAATCCGCCGTCGTAGACTGTTACGCCTGCGAGATGGAGGACTCCTGCACACGGGAACACTACCCAGTCATTCTGTGTCGTTACTGTAAAACTTGTGTTGATGGGTGTTTCACCAACAATCACAAATTCCTGTCCATAATCTACTTTAGCCGCTGGCATGATTACGCTCCTATTCCAAAGACGCCACCCTGAAGTGACTTTCCACCGTTGCTCTTGCCTTCTGCATTCTCATCTGTCTTATCAATCAGAACTTCACAAGCACTGATAACAAACTTGTCGCTGGTATTAATCTTTGCTAAGTCCTCGTACATATCCTGCCAGAGAACTCTGCGTGCAAGAAGTTTGGTATCAAGCAGGAATATACCACGCTGTCCGTCCTGTGTAGGTAACATCTCAGTGGAGATAACGGGCAGACCGCCTGCTCCTTGGAACACGAGTGAAATCTTAGAGATACCCTGCGTGAACTCCTTAATAGGCTCGGTACGGAAGTACTCCATTAATCCAGCGGCGATGGTATCAAACGTGTTAAGGTCACAGATTGCCAAGTTCGGCATCATACCATCTTTCCTCATGAGCCTGTACGATGCACGAATGTCAGCCATGATGTTATCGTAGCTGTCGCCAGATGAAGTGACGTAGTTTGGTGACGTTGTGTTGTTCTTGATAATCTCGTACAGTCCACGATACTGAAGGTCGTTCGCGTCCTCGAACTTGATGGTGTCAATGTTCTGTACATCTCTGGTTACGCCGAGAATCGAACGCTCTCTGAGTGCTCTGATTGCTTCCTGCGAACTGTCGATTGCAAGAGTCTTGAGGTCACGAGTCGGGTACTGGGCAAGACCAGCAAACTTCGCACCCTGTGTGACTCTGCCAACTGCGTACATATATTTGACATACTCGTATCTCTTGGACGATGTGAAGTCAGTGTCTTGGAGATTCGGATCTTCTGTGCCGAACGATGCACTGTTGAATCCGAACGGCGGAATTACATCCCAGTGTGCCGCGATACCAATGTTAGCTTCTACTGGTATGAGTGCCTGTATAGGATACGGTCTCTTATAAAGCAGAGTAACTTCTTGGTCTGCAATGATATGCATGAGTGATGAGCCAGTATTGATAGCTTTTGTAATCTCTTTGGCTACATCTGATTCTGGATTCTCATACGCAATCTGTTTGAGTATCTGCTCATGGTACGGGCGCATTGCTTTCTCAAAGAGTTCATTTGATAACTTATGAGATGACGGCTCGTTGTATCCATAGATGGCTGCCTTAACAAGCTGGTCTGGGAACGGGTTAACGAGCGGCAGATAATTGAATCCATCAACATCTTTTCTCTGCTGTGCGAATCTGTCCTGCGCATTCATTAACGCTTTATCCATATTTTCTATACGTGTTCCGTTAGGAAGGTTACCCCAGAATGCCATTGAGAGAAGGTCTGGGTTTGGTGCGGCGTAATCTGATACTGCCGACCTAATATTAGCTCCTACATAATCCATAGATGCCTCAGAATTTATTTCTCAAGCGGAATGTTCCACTTGTGTGGTCGAGTTGTTCAGGAATAACCACTGGCTGCGTACCTTTAAGAATTACTTCATTGGATACGCTTTCAAGTTTCTCCGAGAGAGATTTGTTCTGCTCGGTTAACTCACTGTTAGCCTTGGTGAGTTCCTCGATTTTATTCTGCAATTCTGGAATGACCGAAATTGCTTTGCTAAGTTCGTCAAACTTTGATTCAAACTCAGCACGTGCCTTAACAATCTCCGACGTAACCAAGTTCTCTTGGTCTGCTGAAGAGCGACCAGATATCTGATCATTTGTCATTGGCATTGCCTTTGTAGCTAATGTAGCTGATGTTGGATTATCAGCATTGTTTACAGCGGGCACTGCATTGCTGGTGACAGTCTGCTCTACCTCGGATTTTGTTATGTCCTGTTCTTCTGCCATAACTATACTACTATTATCATTCACAATATTTAAATTGTCTGTGGATTTAGCTAACTCATCCCGCATTGCTTTCACAACTTCGACAAAAGTATCTTGGTTGATTGCTGTTGAGCCACTGACTATAGAGATTGAGTCAAGGTACAATCCTTTAGTAATACATGGTGACTCTCTTGAGTTAACTGCAAGTTTACATTCTGGAGTAAAGACTCTTCTCCTACCATGTATGGAATACTTTGTAAGGTCGCCTTTAGTAATGCGTTCCCAGATGTCGTCCCACTGTGGATGGTTAGGAATCTTACCTTCGATTTCAAGTCCTCTGTCTGTAATCTGTGCCTTTGTACAGATGCCTATGGGTCGTTCTGTATGCTGGTAGTGGAGAATAGGTAACTGTTCAAATCCACCGATGGCTTCTTTGAGTGCTGACTTTGTAATCAGTTCGTTTTCCCTGTCGATGGATTCTACAGATGCTACTCCACGAATTGTTCTTTCTGATTTGCTAAGCACTTCGAAATCAAACGAGACTTCAAAAGGTGTTCCTGCTTTATCTCGCTTGAGTGCGTCGATGTTTGTAATTCCGTTGGCTTTAGCAAACTCTATGAATTGTTCGTCCATTGTTCTGCCGTAATCGGTTTAATCTTTGCATTCAATACTACTCTGTCTGACTTTGAAATTGATGGAATTACCTTTAGGAAAAACACGCCGTCAGACGGTGCAGAAAAGCTGTTCTCTTCATTGGTGAATCGGAGACTGCATAAATAAATTGCTGGCTCATGAGTTACTGTTGTCGGTACAACATACTGCCATCTACCAGTTTCAATGTCAGTGATTGTGATTGGGTCTCCAGAAACAACTTGGGTCATGTCATCTCTGGAAATGTCAATCGTACCAGTCCAGCCAAAGAGATTGAATTTGTTGTTGCGTTTTGGGTCTCCGTGTGTTATGTATCCTTTGATTATCGGATACGTATCATCTTGGACTATTGTTACGTCAGCCATCAAATACCACTCTGAACTTTGTATCTATCCAAAAGATTCTGATTGGATTGTCGGGATATAAGACTGCTTTTGAGTAAACGTCAGCAGTTATTCTTTTAATGAATGCGTCAAGGTAAACGTGACGAGTCGGACTGTAACTGTCAAACTGTGTGCAGTCATATCTCGAAATGTCAAACATACTTTACTTCCTAATGGTGTTGACCAAATCTTTACCAGACTCTATCGCGTCGTTAATCTTAGATTTTATGTCAGTGACTTCTTCTGGAGTAACGACGTTATCTTCTATTGCGTTGTCTACTGCGTCAGTAACTCTACCGACATTCACTATGAACTTGGATAGTTTACTGAAGAGATACTTGATCGTTGTCGGCAGACATGCTCCGATAAGTAACGTCACTATGAATGCGACAATATCTTCCATGACTACTCCGTTACTTCAAATGTATAAGTGTCTGTAGAGTATGTGGTGTACACTCTTGCTCCGTCAGCACGTCTCGCAGTCCAGCATATCTGGTCGATTGAGATTGTGTGTGTTCCGACCTTTCGTGCAGCCTGCATCTTCATCTTGAATCTCAACGGTTTGCTTGCTCCGCCTTCAGTGAATGTTGCAGTCTGTAACTCTGGATTGTTTAAATCATCTTTGTTACCATCAGCATAGACTCTGAATGTTACGTTGCCGCTGACCATCGGAATACATGTGAAGATGAAGTCTGGCACGTTTGTTATGCTGTACTTTAATCCGACAGTGTTTGCGAACTGTGGGTTGTCTATCTTGACTTCTCCAACCTTTGTACTGTTAATGTCTGTGTACGGTCGTTTCTGTTCCTGCGTTTCAGTTGCTTTCTGAGTCGAGTTTCCAAAAATGAAGTCAAGGATTGCTTTTAATAAAGACATTACTGTACACCTACAAGCGGCGGCTCGCTTGGGAAAAGCTCTGCCCATGCTTCGATTGTCTGTTCGTGATAGATTTCTGGCACGCCCTCTGGGAATGTTCTCATTCCGCCGTGGATTAAGCGTGCGTACATTTTTCCGATAGATGTTGCCATTTTATTTCACTCCATTGTTGTTAATAACATTTCAAGTATCTCTGCGGATACCTCGTCCTGTTCGAGTTGTCGCTCTTCGTTTGCACTGTGGTAAATCTCATTGTATGTTGCGTATGAGATTCGTTCCACGTCAGCCGTGTAATAGACATACTGCGTGCCCTCTGGCTCGGTGTCTATGTGGCTTTCAATGTTCGTGCATACGAGGACAGCATCAGAATAAAACTCAAACGTGTTTGGTCTGCGACCACCAAAGTTCGTATTGATGCATGCCATAATTTGATATTCTTTCTTAAGGTTATATAATTATGCACGTAGATAGTCTGTGATTTCTTTAAAATAAATATTTAAAATAGTTCTTCTTGCTCGTGGGCTACAGAACTTTACCCAACCATAGTATGACATGACAGAACATTCATCATGCTCTGTCACACCCATTCCAAGTTTAATCATCTCATTAATTGATTTTGTGCGTTTACGTATTCGTTTGAATATGGATTTTCTTATTATAGTTTTGTCTTTCCAGATACGATATCCTACAAAGTCAAGACCGCGTATATCTATTGGAAACAGTTGCCAGTTGTCTTTCAGTGTAAGGTTTAGTTTGCGGAGAAGAAACCATTCAATATCACGTTGCAGTGGTCTGAAACCTATCTTGTCAAACAAGAAAATGCATATGTCATCCATATATCTTACAAATCGGATACCTTTCTTTGTTAGGTAATCGTCAAATGGAGTAAGATAATAGTTTGCATAATACTGTGAACAATAGTTTCCTATTGGTAATCCCTCATCCTTTGGTACACTGTCTATGTTTTCAAACAATAGTGATAATGTATCTCTGTCTGAGATTTGGTGTTCAAGCATTTGTTTAAGTATTGTGTGGCCAACGTGCGGAAAGAACTTGCGAACGTCGATTTTGTAACAGTACTTGTATCCTTCTTTGAATGCGTTCTGAACATCTTTCAATGCAGTGTGTATTCCCTTGCCTTTGATTGATGCGTGCGAATGTTCTGAGAACTGACTGCGAAAGAAAGAATCCATTTGTAATATGATTGCCCATTGAACTATTCTGTCTGGGTAGAATGGTAGTTTGTAGATTTTACGAGTCTTATTTGAATCGGTTACGTACTGAGTTCTATATGCAGGTGTTCTGTACTCATGTCGAGATAACAGTTCATGCAACTTCTTGATGTTTCCATCAATGTCTTTCTCAAAAATCTGAACGTCACGATACTTGCGTTTACCGCGTCGTGCATTAATATAAGCTATTCTCAAATTCTGTTCGGAAATGATAGAAGAGTATGATATGTTACATTTCATGTTATCACTTGCAGAGTATGAAGTATGTTGAAACTGGTCAACATACACGTACTGATTTTTACCTTGTGGTATGGGGCGGCTTTTTGCTTAGTACTTTTTACCTATACCCTTTAAGCGAGAGCCATTGTTCACGTTCGTATTGGACAAGGCATTGTTGCTATTCAGATAGAACAAACCCTGATACGTGGAATTGCTATAGTTACCTCACACATTGCACATTTTTATGGTGTAATGTATGTTGTTTATTTTGCGCCCCAGTCGCACATCACTGTTCGGCAATACAACTATGTTGTCATTATATAAAAATATTTTTATTTTATCCCAATGCAACGTTACTTAAAATTTGCAAGCGAGAGCCATAGGCCACGTGCGCAAAGGACAAGGCAAGGTAGCCATCCAGATAGAACAAACCCCGATACGCGGAAGAGCTATAGCCACCCCACACAAAGCACAAAAAGTCCCCACTTGTTGTATAATACCATCCATCATAGTACGGAGTTGTACGTGCGGCGGTGTTGTCTGCATACACAAACTGACATACGTTTAATACAGTTGTATCATTTGATGCTTGGTGATATGTTTCTTTTGAGTAAAACCATGCGTTGTTTGTTACACTTGCCTGTGGGCATTCTACCCATTTGCCAGAAGTCTTTGTTCCGTTGATTGCGTCACGGTTTGTTGGTGATGGGTTGATGTATGTTTCAAACTGTAGTTTGCCATTATGATTGTAAACAGCATCACAGAAGTGATAGTTGTTACCCCACAGCCCAAGCAGACCAAGTGACAATGAGTTGTTACTTACTGATGCATTCGTCCACGGGCTTGTTGGTGTGAAGTTAGTGTTTACATTTGACAGCGCACTTGTTGCGGCAGATACAGAGATGTTCTGTCCGTTGCGTGTCCTGTACACAATCATGTGCAGAATTGCAATAAGGTTTCTGACAGAGTATGTGATTATACCACGTAGGTCAGATGATGTTCCATAGTTTGCGGCGTTGTAGAATGCGTCAAGTGTCTGGTTTCCTGCTGGGTTTGCACTTACATTTACGGAACGGAGTCTGCTACTTGAGATTGTTCCAATGAAGTATCCGACGTGCAACATATCATATTCTGTTGCTTCAGATCCGCTCGATGTTTCTTGGAAATCCTCTCTGTGTATAGTGTACATTCCATGTGACTGTGCATACGCTCTGTCCTGCGTAAGTGTGATGGTCACTTTCTTTGTCGATGAGTTATACTCGTGCTTAAAGAAACATTTGCCTATTCCGAGGGTTACATCGCCATCTATACCAGTAAGATTGGATGCAGTAACGCCGTCGGATTTGTAGTTCATGTTGTCTTTATCGAGTTTGTAACCTGTGCCAGAAGTTGTTTCATACACATAATGTCCGAGCAATCCAGAGTCATGCATTATGTCTATGATGTCCTGCGCTGGATATGTTGTGGTGTCTGAGATATCAATGTCGTCTTTGTACACTGCGTCAATGTCTGTTGTCGAGCCTTCTGTGTATTCAACTTTCCAAACAACTTTCTGACCGCTTGTGCTTGACCCGACTTTACCATAGACTTCTACTGCTGTAGTGGATACTGCTTTACAGATGTTATCGACAATATCTCCTGTTGGTAAACCTGTGCCGTAGTTCTCAATCAGACCTTGCGTGTACACATAATACGTGCCGCTCTTCTCAACGTACACACCATTGGCATTACTTGTTCTGTCAAGTACCCACCCGTCGGTTGTTCTTGATACTGGGCAAGGTGCTGTAAGTCCAGAGATTGCTCCTTCAAGAGTTATGCGCAACGCTTTTGTTTCACTGCCAGCGGTCTTGACATTCGCAATTGTCACCCGCTTTTTAGAGCCACTGTTTTCTGAATCTTCAATCAAAAGTACATCATCATCTGATGGAGATGCTTTAGCAGTGAAATCAGTCCAGTCATTAGCCGAGCGTTTGAGTTGTGCGTCATTAGTGACGTTTCCAAGACCCACATCAGAACTTGCTAATCCTGTGATGGTATTATCTGTTGCCGCAATTGTTTTGTTTGTAAGAGTCTGCGTACCTGCGGTAGTAACCATATTGGTTATGTCGGTTGTAGTAGCGTACTCTGAAAGTGAATGACCAGAGTCTTTGATGGATTTTCCAGTCGCACCGTTGAACAATACAATGTTTCCATCAGTGGATGAGTTCGGTCCAACTACATCTCCAGAGCCACCGCCCCCTGAGATTTGACTTGCCGTAATGGTTTTCTTAGCGCCTGTACCTGCTTCTTCGATGAGAATCTTTTCCGTACCTGCAACAGTAACAAGTGCCGTATAGTTTGCCCAGTCGTTATCCGACCGCTTTAACTGAGAATCATTGGTTACATTACCAAGTCCAACGTCAGTACTGGTTAATCCAGTAATTGTGTTGTCATTTGCACTGATTGTCTTATTAGCCAGTGTTTCAGTCCCAGTCAAAGTAGCATAACCTGTAAGGTCGCCAGTGGTTAAAATGCTGGATGCCGCGATGTTAGAATCTGCAATAACGGTTGTTCCGCCAGACTGCGAATAGAACGACGGGATGTTACCAGTTGTAATAGTATCATTGCACTGTACGTTTCCACTACCCCCAGAAGAACTGATTGCACCTACGGTTGTGTACTTCTTTGTACCTGTGGAATAATCCTCAAGAAGAACTTTATCTCCAGTGTTAGGTGTGGTTTCCTGCGTGAAATCAGTCCAGTCATTAGCCGAGCGTTTTAGCTGTGCGTCGTTGGTTACGTTGCCGAGTGATACCTGCGATTTAGTTACTCCGTGTGGATTGTTCGTATCTGCAATGTGTGTATCAATCTGTGCGTGAGTGTTTGTTCCAATGTCTGAGATTGCAGTGTGTGATATGTTTGAGGGTGTAACTCCGACCAGAACGTTACTGTCCTGTGCGTTGTCTGCTATGGAAATAATGTTGCTGTCGGATTTGATACGCTTGAACTGTAGTACGTGGTTATCTACGCTGTCGTAAATTCCAATACCTTCTGTTGATGTACCGATGTTACTTGCTCCAGTAATATCTCCGCCACCCCCACCAGAGCCATTGGATGCCGCTGTGATTCTGCCGTTAGCATCGACAGTGATATTTGTGTTGGTGTACGAGCCTGCGGTGACTCCAGTTGCTACTAAATCGGCAGTGATTTTGTCGTTTGCGTAAGTCAATGATACGTTTGTAGAATTGTCAACCAAGCCACCTGCGGCGGATTTTGCACGCGCATCTGTGTAGTATAGGTTGTTACCTTCTGGAACATTTGTTGTGGTTAAGTTGTCGATGCGTGTACCAAGCCCAGTGATGTTTCCTTCGGCAGTAGTTACGCGACCAGAAAGATTAGATACAGACAATTCTACAGCATCAATATCTGACTCCGCAGTACCCATGCGAGTAGTTAATCCCTCTACTGAACTTTCAAGAGAGCCAACTTTGGTTTCAACAGTGCCAACTCTTGTAGTGAGGTTGGTTATCGCTCCAGTGTTCTCTGTGATTTTACCTTCGGCTGTGGTTAATCGTGTACCTTGATTTGTAACTGTAGTACTGAGTGAAGATATGTCTCCAGTGTTGGTGGATATGTTTCCTTCGGCAGTGGTTACTCTCGTTGACAATGACGATATGTTACCCTCTGCCGTTGCAAGCCTTGTGCCTTGACTGGATACTGTTGAATTAAGCGTGGAGATATTTGATGAATTTGTAGAGATATTTCCTTCTGCTGTAGATAGTCTCGTACCCTGACCACTTACGGTTGTCTGTAATGTTGATACGTTACCCTGAGTGGTTGAGATGTTCGTTTCCGCAGTTGTGACTCGACCAGATAATGCGGACAAATCATTTGTCAAATTACCGATTGAAGTAGTATGTCCAGATACTGTTGTATCAAGTGTTTGTAAGTCCCTTTCTAAACCCGATAGAGCGGTCTGTATTCCCGAAACATTAGTCTGTAGGATACTTATATTGTCTGAATTAGTAATGACAATAGAATCAAGATAAACCGTGTTTGATTGAATGTTTGAAATATCAAGATATGATATGAGTCTGGCTACGTATGCTCCTGCTGTAAATGCGTGGGCTGTGCTGTCGCCGTATCCTCTGGTGACTGTGAGTGTGTTTCCTACTGGTGCGGATTCATAGTACACTATCTCTCTGTTCTCGTCCTCATCCCAAATGGTTAGGATGTTTGGTGCGTCTGGAACGCCAGCAACATCGTCGAGTGTTATGGTCGTATCTGATTCTGATATGTCAGTCGTGAGTGCTGTTATCGGACTTGCGTATATCGGTTTGAAGTTTTCATTAGGTAACGTCATGATTCCTCTGGGATGTTGAGTGTAAGGTCGATGACCACTTTATCTGTGCGTGCCGCTACTACTTTTGGATTTGTAAGTGGTACGGATAATACTGGAGTCGTATCAACTGCAGTTTTGAAAAGTACAATCTTTCCGATAGTTACTGGCAAACTCGGTAAGTCACTGTCAGAGCCTTTCACTGTGGTTTCAAGAAGAAATGCGGGTAAGGTTGTTTCTTTCCAAAATGTTGGTGTGTTGTCTTGGATTATTCTTCTGGTAATCGGCGTACCGTCACTTGTCTGAAGTTCTGCATACTGCCATAATCCGAGTACAACATTCGTTGCTATGTCTTGGTATCCGTCTTGAGTAATTTCTGTTGACATGATTATCCTTCCTTGAAAATGTATCCATACTGTTCTGCGAGGTCACGTGCGTATTCTTTCATCTGTTCAAAGTCGTCGTTACCATTCTCTTTGATTTCATTTGATATTTTCTTTGCGGCTTCTGTATTTGTCATCTTACCACCAAGCAGACCCTCTTCCAGATAAATCAGTATTGCGAAGTTATCATCTTTGAGAATAAACCATGCATCGTATCTATCTCTCTGGACTTGTGCATCTGGGTAGTTAATCTGTTGCTGACCTGTCTGACTGTCTGATTCTGCGTAATCCCCACCGCCACCACGATGTTTCTTACGCGGCTTTGCTTTTGCTCTGTCGCTTATGAGGTTTGTCTTGGTTGAACGTTTGCGTTCTTCTGTAAGGTAATAGTATCCGCCTTTAGCACCACGTCTGACTGTTCGTCCTTTAGGTGCATCTGATGGGTTGTCGATATATACACGTGCTTTCTGGACTGGCTCATCAAAGTCTATATCTTCATCCATTGGATTGTTCATCTCTTTTGTTCCGTTGGTTTCAAAGTCTATCGGTACGTAAGAGCCAGATTCATCTGTGTATCTGCCATCGTCAACGTCACCATCACCCATCATCATCTCATCGAACTGGTCAAGATTCTCCATGTATGCATCAAGCATCTCAACATCTTCTTCTGATACTGAAGAGTCAAGACCGACGACCTTAAGTGCAACACTTGGTTTCATTCCCGTTGCGAGTAATGCTGAGTATGAAGAGATTTTAATTGCCTGTGTCTGTGCCATACGGTTAGCGTCGTCTAAGTCCATATCTTTGACGAAACGGAATTTCCACGATTTCTTGTAGCCTTTTAAGTATGGTAAGACTTCATTGTTTATCTTATCCTCAATCAGTCTGATAAGTGGATATAACATCTTGCTCTTTGTGATGTTCCTTCTTATGTATGCAGATGCTCTTGTTGAATCGCCGTCAATGAACTCTGATGATGGGAATCCCCAAGCAGCCCAGATTAACTGACCCACAAATCTCTGACCTTCTAACCACTGCATATCAAGTAAACTGTTCGAGATTGACTGTGCGGATTCACCAGCCAATAAATGAAGTACGTTTCCAAATCTGGATGTGCCTTTGTTATGTGATTCAATCTCCGCAACACGTGAGAGTAACTGCTGTGTAGTGTTTATCTCTGGGTGTGTCAGTACCATTGACGGTACAAGGTTGTTGTGGAAAGCTGTACCTGCTGCTTTCGTCGAGTCAATGAGGAACTGGAAATATGAACGGAACTTGGATAAGAAGTCCGTACCATAGACATCATCGCTCTTTGGATACAACATGAAGTAGCAAATCTCTTGCGGGTGGTATGGGATATAGATACCAACTACTGACCTTTGCCAGAATCGTTTGACATATCCGTGAGTCCAGAATCCTGTGAAGTTGACTCCGTACTGTCCTGTCATCTCCATTAGTACTCTGTCTGGCTCTATCCAGAACTCAGTACCTAAGTATGGTTTTATCTCTACAAGGTATCCGCCTTTGTTGAACGTTTTTACCCAGACTCCAGCATCGTAACGGATTAAGTCACGTATCATTGGTTTGAGTATATCGGAGAATGAACTCTGCGGGTTTGGTCTGTCAATGAACTTTTTAGCGGACTTGACATCTTCACCAGTTTTGACATCGACAATGTTGTATTCAATTGTGGATATGTAATCCATGATGGATTTTTCAATCATGACAAAGAACGGATGGTTAGCTAACTTGTCATTCATTCCTTTGTCGAAACCAGCACGGAATATACCAAGTACATTGTAGTAGTTGTTGATTGATGAGATGGCACGTCTCATTCCATCTGTATCGTCAATGTCCTTCTCTCCGACAATGCGTACGTCATCGTATGCTGAATGCTCTTCTGGTATGTTTCCAAAAAGAGCAAGTGTTTGTAGTGTCGGGTCGTATGATTTGTTTATTTGTGGCTCTGGTTTTTTGAATGCTCCAATGATTTTATCTAACATTTAGTAATCATCCCCCCAGTCAAACACGTCGGAATCATAATCAGATATATCATCGTCATATAGTTTAATTGTATCTTCTGTCTGTCTGAACTCAAGGTCAGTAACCAATCCGCCAATTACTGTCGTGTTTTGCTCAAGACCGAAGCATGCCAATGCACACGCCATTACGCAATCATCGTTTTTACCTACGGGTGCTGAATAGGTAACATTACCTGCTGGGGTTATGTTGTATGAGTACCATCCAAATTCATTAACGCAGTTCTTATCGTTTGGTATGTAGAACTTTCCAATCTCGATATCAACTGCAAGTCTCTGCACAAGGATATACTTTGGAACTGTGTGTTTTACTGTACCCTGCACGACGGTGTTAATCTTTTTACCAGACGATATTGTTACTGCACGTACGAGCAAGTTCTGTTTCTTGAGTGCATCGTATAATGGCTCACCTACTCCAGAACTATCAATGTATATTATATGGTTTGGGAATTTGCTACAGACTTCAGATATTCTATTAATCTGGTATTCCCAGTCTATTTTGTTGAATCGGTCGTAGTATATCGGTTTCCATGTTGAGGTACTGTATCCGACGATTACTGTAAAGTCGTTGAGTTTACCTAAGTCCACACCAAAGACAACAAAGTCGTTATAGTCTGGCTGTTCAACTTCAGTAACCATGCGAGTGTATTGTCTGAATACATCGCCACCTTCGTCAAGGAACTCTGCAAGAATTTCCTGTCGATATAGGAACTCTGGCATATCTTGTGCAAGGTCTTTCAATTCCTTATCTGTAATAAGCGGGTTGTCATGCGAAGTATAATTGTAAGAAACCCAGTTCGGGTCGTCTTTACAGAACAAGTCATAGAAATGGTTTTTCCCTTTAGGCGTGCCTATAAATGTTGCAGTGCCTACATTCTCCATCAGCGTTGGTCTGATTGATTCAAACCATGCGTCAGGTCTCATGATGCCGAACTCGTCAAGAGATACGTGGGTCAATCCTTCTCCGACGAGGTTGGATGGGTTGTCTGCGGACTTACACCATATGGTTGTGCCGTTAACGAGTGTTATGTAGAGTTCTCCTTCTTTAATATCCGTGACGTATTCTTGCAGGTTACACTTTTGGAGAATCCTTTTCAGTTTACGCCACATGATTCTGGAGAGTGTGTAGGTCGGAGCTACCATCCACTGTACGGAGTTTGGCGCACCAGCGAACGCTTTCAGAATATGTTCGGTTGCACAGTATTCTGTCTTGCCGAAACGTCGTCCACATGAGAGTACTTTAAACCTGTGCGGGTCTTGGAGTATCTCTTGTTGTTTAGGTAACAGTTCTATTTCGATTTCCATTTGTGGGCTGTATCTCCAGTGTATTGTTCGTATCTGTTGATTATGTCCTTACAGTAGTCTGCATCCATCTCAATACATACACACGTTCTGTTTGTTGCTTCACATGCGATTAGTGTAGAGCCGCTACCACCAAAGCCATCGAGAACAACTTCGTTCTCTTCAGTGAAATCTTCCAGTATCTTCTTCATGAGACCTACTGGTTTCTGACTTGGGTGTACTCTCTTTGTTCCTTCTTCGTTACGGTTGCCTTCACGGGATACTCCGTTCCACGTCCAGTCATACAATCTTACTACTGCGTCAAAGTTAGTCCATGCAAGTTCAGCGTCAGAGAAGTTCCCTGTGGTATGTTTGTTCCATACTATCCAGCAACGGGATACAGGTACAAAGTCTGTGTAGTAGTTACCACCAAAGAGAATCATCTTCTTGTCTTTGTGGAGTTCATAGAATGCTCTGGCTGCATCTGTGTTGTCGTCGTTAAGAACTTCTTTAAAATCAGATACTCTGGTCTTTTTTGATTTGAGCGTTCGTGCGTTGCTTTTGTGTGTGATTGCGGATGTAAACTTAAGAAGTCCTTCTCCACCAATGTGGTTGCCTTTGACTACATTAATCCCATATGGGGGGTCGGTAAGAATGAATGTGAACTCTGGTAAGTTTGAATATGATTCTGGGTCGGTTGAACTGCCGCAAAAAAGAGTGTGCCTTCCGAGTTTCCAGATGTCGCCAGCTTTGACCGTTCTTTCGTCGTCGGCTGATTCCTGCAACTCTTGTGGCTCTTCCTCGAAATCTTCATCAGTGAATCCAGATACGTCTTTCAACTCGTTGTCTAAGGTGGCGTACAGTTCGGCGAGGACTTTCTTATCCCATTCATCAATCGTTCCAAGTTTGTTGTCGTTTATGCGGTACAGTGTTTTCTCATCTTCAGTGAGACCACGTATAATATCAACTTCTGGAACGGTCTTGTAACCGAGTTTCTGTAATGCTTTGAGAGTTGTGTGCCCTGTTAAGAGCACCATATCTTCATCAACAGTGATACTGGTTTTAAGGTAGCCAAGTTCTTTAATCGACGCGGCTACTGCATCGACGGATTTTTTAGTGTTCTTCTTCGGGTTTTTCGGATATGGCTTTAGTTCGCCTATTGGTACGTTTGTTAGTCTGGTTTTCACCATCTTTAACGATGTATTCTCCGCACCAGTCTTTGTATTTTCTACTGACATATGTTGGATACCTTCTACAATTGATTCTTCCATCTCTCACATCTCTGCCGTAACGGCACGTGAGACAGCTTTCTACTTCGTTTTCCATACAATACTATAGTAACCAATAGCATTTAAGAGTTAGGGTCTGGTAATTCTTCTATGGTAATCTCTTTAATCTCTTTCATCGGTCGCTGGTTGATTACCTTGACATTGAACGTGATTGTGTTTCCGCCGCCAAGTTTCCTGTTGTCGATGCATGTACTCTTATAGATTTTAACGAGTGCATCAACAGCATCTTTGAGGTCGGAGATTTCTGCCGTAGGTCTGCCAGCTTTCATGGAGAGTAACATCATGTACCGTCGCAGTTCGGAGATGATACCTTCATCCATTGGTTTGAGGTAGATGTTTTCAAACGAGTCAAGTATGTGTTGCGGTTTGTCTCGTAGTGCACACTTAGCCTGCCCTCTGCCGTTCTTCTTCACAAGGGCAAGGTCTTTCATTGGGCATATAGACCAGTTAGGACATTTGACGTTACAAATCGCATTAGTCCGTATTCCCAAAGTATTTGGTGGCATATATAAGTAATGATACCCATAACGATAAAAACATTAGCACACTTACGAAACGAGAAGTATATATACTTATGAGTAGAGTATTAGTCATGAAATACCAGAGAGCTGTTGAGTGGGCATTCGCAAGGAACGGAAACAAGTTTTTGACGATTCCAGAAATAGCGAAAGCAACGGGATTGAGTACACGCAAGATAGAGTATCTTCTACGCGATTACCCAGAGAGTTTTGTTGTCGGAAACTTCGGTAACGAAACAAAGTTCAGACTTGCGTACGACATACCTATACCAGAAAAGAAAGTGTCAGTCATCGGGATGGAGGACTTCATACGAGCAGTGACTTATGATTACATCTCACTTAAAGGCAAGGTAACTACGACCGAGATGGCACAGTACTTGGGAACGATAAGGCGTACCGTGACAAGGTATCTTAAGAGAGACCACCGCCTTGTGTGCAATGACGATGGCTGGTCTATACGGTAAAGCCAAAATTCAAAATTTTTGTTTGGGGGATGAGGTAGTATACCTCTGTCGAAAACCAGTTCGTCAATCGACGAATACGGCAACTGTCGAAGGCAAGTTCACTTGGTGTCGAATACGACATATGACGTAGATAATATCGGTGGATAATATATAAACCAGCGCAATAAAAATAATTTGAGCTTCTTTTTGAAAACCAAGCCCTATACGAGCCGCCCTCAAAAAGCTCAAATTGAGCTTCTTTTTTCCTTTCGTTAGTTGACGAATTCCGGCGTAAATCGCTTAGATTCGAAAAATACGCTTGAATCTCCCTTCGATTAAAACGGTATCTTTATATACTTGAAAAAAGATAGAATTAGGTAAGCGCGGACAACTTGACCAAGTTGACAACCGCGCGGACAACACAAAGAAGTGAGACAACATGACAGACAACAAAGACAACTCAAAGAACGTATCGAACGAGAACAACCCGACAACTTATAAGGATGTTGTCACGACCCTTAAGACAACCTTAGACACAATCGTAAGGTATGAAGTCACGACAACAAAGATCAACTTGTCCGAAATACCTCAATACACATTGATACAGTCAATGAAAGTGAGTAACCCTAACTTAGACATTAAAGCCGCGTGTAAAGTCCTCGACATAAGTGAGGACAACACAAAGAAGATCATCGAAGTCCTTGACTACTACAAAGAACAAGATGACAGACTCAAAGAGATTGAGACACTCTTGACAGACATTAAGACAACTATGATCGAAAAGGATCTTCTTAAGACACTGACAAAGAACCGCGCGCCATCAACCTCGACAGGACAAAGGAAGAAGATTTGTGGACACTTTCACGCGAAATGCCCGATCGTAACCTGTGATTATACCGCGCGCGGAAAGGAAAGATCCTTAGTCACTAACCAGATCAAACTTCATATGATGAAAGAACACGGGTTAACCTTAGAAGAGTTCAACGAGTTATACAGGGACACTGTCAACAACTCGATTGAGTGCGACGGGGAAACTTGGGTAGAATACTACTAACCCAAGTTATTTTTTTTATTGGTGATACTATGAATCCGGGCAACAACACATATGAAGGCTTTGCGTATAGGCTTGACACTCTCGACCAGTCATACCAGGCACTTCTCGACAGGAACTACGACCACCCAGAAGCCAAGCTGGAAATATCCGCAACACGCACGCGGGAGTATGAATCTGTTATAGCGGACATGGCTGATGCATTCTACTGTGACCGGACACTGCCACAAGAACTGTTTGATGAACTGATGCATGAAGTTCTCCAGATGATTCACGAAAGCAAGCGCTACACGTGTGCACTGTTCACGCAGGTTTACCCTGACCTCGCGGAAAAAATGAGGAGACCATAAACAAACCCATCTTTTTTACACATGGTTTAAGGAATGATGCAAGATGCTATCGAAGCAAGTTATCATAGATAAATGGATTGAAGAGTTTGACATAGACATATGGGATGCATACGAAATGTACGAAGAGCTTTACGGAGTGGATGAAGATGATGCACAGGATTATTGAAGCAATCGAGTATTGGTACATAAACAACTGGTCTGTGTGGATGTGAGGACATGAGATTAGATGCAAAATGCAACAAAGTACGTGACGTAATCAAGTGGTGGGAGAAGGGACAGTACCCAACCGATGAAGCCATCAAGGAGATGAAAGAACTAATCCAGATGATGCGTGATAAAGACTCGACCATCATAGAGTGCTAAGCACACACGGGCTATTGATAGGCAATAGGGAGGTCTGCAAATTGGGCTTCTTTTGAAAACTTCATCGAGAAAAAATGCTCGGATTTACAATCGGAGAAAGCATAAAAAAGTTTGATTTTTTCCACTGGAAATAAGCACAAACCGAAGAGGAATTTGCAATTTACCCGAGAAAAATTGGAGGAAATACCAATTAAAGAAAAAATTACGTGGTTTTTATGATACACATGTACTATATAAGCACATATGTTATGCATATAAAGGGGTCATACCTAACCACGTATTTTATTCCAATGATTACAGTGTATCTGTGCATTGTATGAGGATATAAGACAGATGGAAAGTGATAAAAACATGGTAAAAAATGTGTTATGGGTATCAAGGCATAAACCATTAGACTCACAGCGTAAAGAACTGGAGAGTATGTATGGTAAGCCTTTGCATATCGTAATGATTTCAGAGTCTATAACCAAAGTGGATGACATTTTAGACCACTGTATAGATGATACTATAGCAATCATGGCTGTGTTACCAGTAGATTTGTTGAGTGCTTTGGTTAAGCGTTCGACTGTTCCTGTATTACGTGCAGTTATGAAGTATCCAGAAGGGGATAGAACTAATGCTATTCCAGAGCACGCTGGATTTGTTGAGGTTTTAGAATGCGAATACACGGAGACCAGATTATGAATGGATACGTTACCAATATGACTGATAGTACAGTCACGATTAATGGAAAAGAGTACAGTTATGTTACGCCATACACAACGGCATCGGGCAAGTATTTAGCCAACGGTGCTAAGTCTATGGTAGGATACCCACCTAATTATAAGATTGGTGTTGGGGATTCTGTTGAGTATTCATACGGCGTGCAGGATGGGGTACACTTCATCAAGTTCATCAAGAAAGATGGAGGAGAGCCAATGAGTGCGCCGGTAAACACTGGAGAGGGAGCAAGTCCTATGAGTAAAGATGATAGCATACGCGAACAGCATTGCCAGAAAGTTGTGGCGGCGTTTCTGACAGCACATCCAGAAGCAACTGATGATGAACTGGGATTGTTTGTTCAGCACGTTGCGAAGTATGGTAGAGAGTTGTTTGAATTATCGAGGAAATAAACATGACAGACATAATGCGAAACAAATTTTTGAATGGTAATGGAGCAATCCATTTTGATTCAGTGAACGAGTTAGAATCTCTTGCAGGCTATTTGGATACGGCAGAACTTGTGCCTATATATGCACATGATACTGAGCAGGAAGATTTGATTGAAGTGCAGAATAAACGTGGTGTTCTGAATAGGGGCACAGGCGAGGTTGCATCGGTTGTATCAGATACATATCGTATCATCCAGCATTCAGATGCGATTACTGATTTGACTGCGGGCATTAGATTGTCGGGTCATGAAGTTGCGGGAGCACTATACAACTACAATGATGGCATCATGGTAAGGTATCTGATGAGTGACATCGAGCCAATCTCTGATATTAGTGCGGTTGGCAACATCTTTACAGGGTCGCAGGTGGTTAACTCATACGATAAGACCAGCAGTTTCAAAGGCTCTGCATTCTTAGTAAGGCAGGTGTGCAGTAATGGTATGTGCGTATCGGAGATGATTAAGGATACGAACTTTAGTATCTACCACACTGTAGGGTCGATTGGTAAGATTGAGGATGCTATCAGCAGGTTTACTGTCGGCATGATTGAGAACGTTCAGAGCAGACTGGGTGAAGTTATCGTTACGGCAATGGATAGCAGGCTTGCTTATGAGAGTCGTGATGATATGATTGTCGGCATCGCAGGTGTGATAGGTGCGCAGGTACATGCCGAGAACATAGTTAGCAGAGCCAATCTGAATTACTATGATACTGACAGATGGTCTGTTTACAATGCAGTGACAGAGTATGCATCGCACGACGATGAACTGTCTGACAGCGTGCGTAACAAGATTATCAATGTCGCAAGCAAGATTCTGTACCCGACGACTACACTTATCCCAGCTCCAGTTGAGGTGTGACCCATGAAGATTACGTACAAGGTTAATGTCTACAATACCACGTATGATAGCGACGAGTGCAAGAGACTTATGGATATATTTACCAAGTCAGATATAATCGATGACTTTCGTATGCGTATCTATAAGAGAGATTCATATCTCTTTGACTTTACCATCCCAAGATTTAATATAATCGACTTTAGGTGGCTGTTCATGAATACAGAGAATACCACTGAAGATGATGAAGTGTATCTTATAATAGATATGATTGATGTTGGTGATGATTTCCCGCAGGTAGCACAACAGTTACTCCAGTTAATAGGTGAGAGTAAGAGTACAAAGCATCTTGAAGTAGTACACACTGGCAAGCAGACAAACATTCAGTGCTTGTTATGGATAACACATGAGTCATTAAAGAAACTTCTGCACGTTGAAGAGGATGGTGGCGATGAATATAGAGCATCGGATTGAGTTTGGTAAACCAAACATGACAGGGATACCTGCAATAATAGATGAGGTTGTAAAAGGATATGATTTGGGTAAAGAAAATTACCACAAGGTAAGAGCGTGGGAGCTTGAGAGCCATTGTTCAGATGGTGGAAGTCTTACGTTCAGCACTGAGGTAATTGAAATTCCACAAATAAACTTGGGTCGTGAACATCGTGTTGAAGATATTACGTATGAGATGGTATCGGTCGTTTATACGAACAGCAAAGAAGAGTGTGATAAACTTATTAATTACCTGCACAGCAATGTTGATGTTAATTGTGGTATGAGTAGGTTTGAAGTTGGAAAAGGAATACCAACTCGAATAGGTTATTCGTACTGGGTGTCATGGACTATATGGGTTGATGCTAAAGACGTAAGAGAAATCATTATGCGTTCTGGAAATGCGTATCAGTGAGTGATAACATGGTTATGAAAGCGTATCTGGATGAGGTTGTAGAGTCGAGATGTGATATGATGAGAGAAGCAAAGCAAGAAGGGAGACAATATCTCTTCTTCTTGGTTTCGGCAGTATCTTTGATTGTATCCACGACAAGACATAAGCTGAGTCCAGAGCAAAAGCACAAGTTATACGATTGTTTCTTTGATTTGTGTGCTGAATATGCAAATGGTGATACGAATGATAGTTGAGATAAAGTTTGACCCAGAGTTTGCGTCGTTAATAGATGCAGGTAAGAAAACAGTTACGTTTAGACGTGGCAGGAAAGGCAATGAAGGAGACATATTCTGGGTTGGTGATGAGCCATACATGATTGTCAAGGTCGTTGAGATGAATCTGCCCAGCTTTATCTTAGACCACTTCACTGAAGATGGGTTTGAACATATATCTGTGGCGTATCAGTGGTTTAGTAAGCACTACAATACTCACGGCATAGCAAACTTAAAGAGTGTGACAGGATATGCACACTACTTTGTGCCAGTCAAGAGCATTGATAAAGACAGACTGGTGAGAGTGTTTGGTGCTGTTGGATGGGAGACTCACCCGACAATAGATGAAGAGTATATGGTTATCAAACGCAAGGGAATATCCTTACGCATGAGAATAGACGATATGGATATCGATAGAACGGTCGAGGATATAGGATACATGGTTAGTTTACTTGTATCCAAGAATGGATTGACTGTTGAATCGATTGTTAATTATTGTCGGGAGTGAACTATGGTTACTGACTACGCTGGAATGTGGGCTAAGTACTTTGTCAACCGCAGAAAAGACTTGGGGTCGTTGACTGAAAATACAAGGTCGGTTACGATAGATATTAACGACGTTGCTAAGGCAGGCAACGATGGATTAAAGCTCGCAGACATGTGCATGAACAGTCCCCGCATGGCTACAACATACGCACGTGATGGGCTTGTGTATTCCAATCTGTTTAACTTCTATGGTGATGACGATGAGAACATTACTTCTGCGGTCGTTGACAAGTTGGAGGTTAGATTTACTGGTGTGAATCGAACGACGTTGATACGCAACATAAGAGATTCTGATATCGGTAAACTGATTTCCATTGAAGGTATCGTTAAGCAAAGCACTGAAGAGAACTTACGACTTAAAGTGGGTGCGTTTAGGTGCAGGAGTTGTGGTCAGATAGTACTCAAGGAACAAGAGAGAAGTGCGTCGAGTATCCAGACACCATATCAATGCCCAAGCTGTGAACGTAAGGCATTTGAGTTAGTACCAGAACGCTCGGAGTATGAGGATGTGCAATACATATCTATCCAAGAGTTACACGAGTCGTTAGAGACTGGAGAAGAGCCACGCAGTATAGTTGTAGAACTCTATGGTGATTTAGTAGGTCAGATAAATGCAGGCGACCGTATCATCATGACTGGCGAAGTGTTTAGGTGGTCAAAGAATGATACCACCCAGATATTTAGGCGGCGCATGTATGGTAGTACTTTCAAGCGTGACCAGATAGATTACCATAGTATAGAGATTACCGATGAGGACATTGAACGCATAGCTGCAATGTCTGAGGACAAGAACATCTATGAACGACTTACGAACGCTGTTGCACCAAGCATCTACGGCATGAATCTTCTGAAACTTGCATTAGTTCTTCAGATGTTCGGTGGAGTTGCTGTGGAAAGGCAGTATGAACATTTACGAGGTGATATCCACGTACTAATTATAGGCGAGCCCGGAGTTGCGAAGAGTCAGATTGGTCGGTACGTTACACAGATGAGTCCACGAGGTATCTGGACTTCTGGTAAGGGTAACAGTGCCGCAGGTCTGACGGCATCGGCAGTCCGTGATACCATAGGTAACGGGGAGTGGATGCTACAGGCAGGAGCATTAGTTCTTGCAGACAAAGGGCACGTAACTATAGATGAGTTCGACAAAATGAACGACGAAAACCGTAGCGCATTACATGAAGCTATGGAACAGCAGGAAGTTACGATAGCCAAAGCAGGTATCGTAGCGACATTGAAAACCAGATGCTCAGTGTTGGCAATAGCTAATCCGAAGCTTGGTAGGTTTGATGATTACCAAACGATAACTGACCAGATAAATTTACCGCCATCGCTTATATCGAGGTTTGATATTATTATGTTACTGCGTGACGTTCCAAACTCTGAACGAGATAGTCACGTAGCCAATCATATTTTTGATTCCAGATATGGTGAGGTAAGCAGTGGGCTTGACGTTGAGTTGGTTGTGAAATATATTGCGTACGCAAAGCAGAATGTGTTTCCTAAACCAACGGAGAAAGCTATGGAAAAACTAAGAGAGTACTACGTCGAGACTCGCAAGAGGTATAAAGATACTACAGCATTACCGATAACTGCAAGACAGTTTGAAGCACTGACAAGACTTGCTGAAGCAAGTGCACGTGTAAGACTGTCCGACGTTTATACGGAAGAGGATGTTGGTAGGGTTATTAATGTGGTAGAAGCATCGTTATCTGAGATAGCAAAAGACCCAGAGACTGGGGAAGTTGATATCGATAGGATAGTTAATTCTGTATCCACATCACAAAGAGGTCGTATGGTATTGATACGAACAACCATAGAAGAGATGGCTAACGAGTTTAACACGGCAGACTGGGAAGCAGTAGTGAATGCATTAGAGAGTAAAGGAGTCCAGACTGACAGACTCGAAGAGACTAAGCAGGCGATGATTGCCGCTGGTGAAATGTACGAGCCAAAGGCTGGTAAAGTGAGGTTATTAAAATGACAAGATTTTATTATCTGATTATGGAAGAAAGCCCAGTAGATAGTGGAAACTTTGTAGCATTGAAAATGTACAACAACTACGACAGGGCATGGAGAGATTTACACAGAAAGCCACATCCAGAAATGTTGAAGCTGATTGAGGTTGGTGATGAGAACATTAACATCGACGACCTTAAAGGTGAGATGTACAGACCAATCAGATTCACAATAAAGAATAGCAAACTGTATGCAGTGAGAGCAGATGAAGATTTACCAGAGGTGTAAACATGTACGATATACTTGGAGACTTATACGAGACTCAAAAGAAGATTAACCAACTCAGCGATGAGATTGTGGAGTTGAGAAGCAAGGAAGCAGACTTAATCAAAGAGATTGATGAACGCAACATTGAACGCACAGATAATTTTGAACTGGTTAAGACAGTTAAGTTGCCTAACCGTTCGGTTAACAGTGCCAGACTGCACGCTATGTATCCGCAGGTCTATGAGAACGTTGTGGATAATATCAGAAAGGTACTCCATGATAAGTATCTTGACAATGTTAAGAATGCAGGTGAGAAGATTACCATCGCAGATGTACGCAAGTACTTAGGTGATGATGATGTCAACAATGTGCTTGAGAGAGTCGGCGATGCTAAGACTACTTATGGAGTTAAGATGGTGAGATAGATGGTTACTTATGAGCAGTTATATAAGAGTGTACAAAAACACAAAGCCCGCTCTGCATGGAGTAAGGGAGTTCGGCAATACGCAATGGATTTGATATATGATAAGCAAGACTTCAGCGAAGTGTACGTTCCAGATATTAAACAGTTTGAGAAAAAATTGCTGAACGGAGCAATAGATTGGAAGGAGTATTCATGGGGAGGATGTGCATTAATCTATGATTCCGAAATAGCAAAATTACTGTGTTCTCCATCGGAATTGAAGAAAGTTACCCGCACGAATGGGTCAGTCAGAAAACCAAACTCAAGAGAAGAATGGCTGGATACTCAAGCGAGAGCACTGTATCAAGCATTTGAGTTGATTAAAGAGAAGTACCATGAACTTGACAAGGCTGTGGTATAATGACAGATGCATATGATTATCTGTTTAAAGTCTTGAGAGATGTCCTTGCCAATGAAGAAGATGGATTTGGTACACGAACATTATCTGATGAGTATATCAATACAGTGGTTGATAGATACAAGTTCTGCCTTGAAGATTGTAAGCCAGAACTGTGTACCATTCTACACCACATATGGGTAGATGAAAATGATTGGGATGATAACAATGTCAAGACTAAACAATGACCAGATTAAAGAGAATATGTTGGATACACTTCACAAGCTACAAACCACTATGAAGTTCTTCAATATCAGACTTGGAACATTAGAGGATTGTATAAAACTGAATAAATTAGATCGTGATTTGTTGATAGCATTCTACATACACTTAGGTCTTGCATACGAACAAATTGAATACAACCATGAGTTGTTTGGTGGTGTTGATAAATTACCATTCAAATCTGAGGAGGTGGAATATGACATACAGCATAACTAACAAATGGAAATTTGTAGAACAATTAATCGATGACGCATACTATACAGTTGCTCACCAACAACATATGACAGTTGAACAAAAAACACGTGCTGTAGCAGCCATGATAGGTATTGCAAGAATGTATGCTGATGACAGATATGAGAAACCATACCATTGTATGCATGTATTTGACCATGTGACATATAGGATTCAATGTTTGTTTGCACCATACATGGATAAGGATATAGCACCTAAAGAGGAGGAAGATGGAGAATGATAATTGATGATATAACAGATCGAATGTATGTGCGATACAATTTCTCAAATAAGAAACTTGAACTTGCAATGTACATAGATTGCGATGATTGTATCTGCGCCATGGATATGATTAAGAAAATAATTAGCGAGACAGACCTTATGGACTACAAATCTGGACAGATTAAATTTGAAAGGTTTGGTGCGAAATTATCTGAGGGGGATGAGTTGTTCCCAAACGGGTGGGTTTATGTTTATGGGCGTAAAAATGATGACACTGTGCTTATTATGCCAATGGATATATTTGATGTGTTTATCTGTGGAGTTGTCAAGTCCCCGATAAACAATTATCTTTACTGGGATAACTTGACATATGCAATAATTCATAGGCATGAGTCTACAATTAAATGCAGGTTTATTGATGGTCGTATAAAGATTGTTAAAAGACCACCTCCAGAGTTAGACTTCCCATGTATTAAGAAATATGATGATGGCACTGAAATTAGGTGGGTGAGATAAATGGGAAAGAAGGTTAGAGACAAAACCATCAAACAGATTGTTAAGTTGTCACTTAATTTGCATATGACGTGTGCACGACTTAGCAAATATTATGTTGATATTCGGTCTGAGGATTATTCCGACGAGCACATCTACTCCATAGATGACCTTAGAACGATACGCGAACAACTTAGAAGAGCAGAGAAAAGGCTCGACATATTTGTTAACAGATATGTTGACCAAGAAGAATGGGCTGATTATACATGACATATGATTACTATGCAGTGTTACAGAAACTCCCAAAGGGAGAGCATTTAGTCTGGGCAGTATTTATCGAGGATGATGTTTCCGTGAACAATGTGTTTACGTGGACAAACTATGCATGCCCGAACTTAATATGCGATGCGAATAGAGATATCGAATACAAGTATCCAGATCTTGACATGATACAGGTAACCAGCAGACTGTATGAAGAGTTGCTTAAGATGCTTGGCAACCCAGTAAAACCAATACGAGTGAAGTATAATGATTTCACTGGGATAATTGATTTATGTTGATGGAGAGATTGTTATGAAAGATAAGAAACCAGTAAGATATATAACGCCAGTAGTATTCCCAAAGGATTTTGCTATTGAGTTAATGGATAGAATGTACAAATACGATTGTGAGGACAATGCTATAAACAACAACAAGAATCCATCGTATATTGTCGGAGTCATTGTCGGCATAGGAATATGCTGTGAGAATGCATTCAACATGACTGACGATGAACTGACTGAAGTACGCAAGCATGTGCATGACCTTGTGGTCGAAGTAATAAAGGGAGATAAGAAATGATTTCCGAAGAGCAGAAGAACAACGTTAGCAAGATTATCGCAGACCTTGGAATGAGATATATGGATACATGCTACAGATGCTTCGTTGAGAGAACAGGTGGTCAGAAAGAAGATAAAATATTCTATTTAGGGCAGATAACCACGATATCAGATTTCTGTGACATTGCGTTAGGATGCAATAAAGAGGATGCAAAACTTCTTTCTAAGTATGCTGACCAGCTGTGTTGTAAGATTGTGCTTTATGAGAAGGGTGATGAGAAATGATGCATGAGGTATCAAAGGAATATGCAGAGTATTGTGAAAAGATTGCAGATAAAATGTGGGCAAATATGTTCCGCATACATGAAACGCATATGTCACTCATAGAATTGAATGGTAAGATAACACTTACCTTAGATAAGATGGGTCGGAAAAATGACAAGAATCCATCTGATTTACCGAAAGGAGATGCAGAAGCGTATAGGATAGTTGCATGTCTGTTTAATGATATGATAACTCTCGAAACACGTATCCGCAGATTGCAAGACTGCTACAATGCATACTACAATGTCCTTAGTTTAGTTGGAACTAACGCAGAGAT